AAGGTAGGATCAGAAGATCAATCAAAATTAATAGGTGGAGGGAGTTATGACATTGACTCAAAATTTCATAAGATACTGCCAGAACGACTAAGGAAAAGCGATGGCACTAACAGTAATATAATGTATGCGTTATACGTTAATGAGGATTTAGAACCATTAAGTAATCAGCCTATATTATTCTATACAAAAAGAAACACATTCACAGGTAGTACTGCGATACAATTTGAGAACGGTACAAACTTAATAAGTAATATCGCACCGTCAAACGTTAAGCAAGACTTAAGCCAGACCATTAATTTTGGTGCAGAAATAGACGAATTTGCATTAACAGTTAACCAGCAAAGCTTATTTAATAACTTTTATAGGACTTTTGTTTTGCGCTCTTTTAGTTTGCGTTCTAAAATATTAACCGTTAACGCAAAACTAAACGCAGACTTTATTCTCAACTATTCATTAGCCGATACATTTGTAATTAATAACAGAAAATTTAACATAAACACACTTGATATTGATCTGGGAAATGGAAACGCAAAGATAGAATTAAGAAATGTATTTAATATTCCCGCACTACCTACACCTATTGTACCAGATCCTAATCAGTTAACAATATCAAGCCCTAGTCAATCAGAAAATGACACTAACGGAAGTTATACATTTACAATATTCAGCAATGTTTCTTGGAATGTTTCTGATAATTCCACATTCATTAGCGTAAGCCCTACAAGTGGAACAGACAACGGAACTATAACAGTTACATACTTAGAAAACGATACGACATTTGAAAGATCAGGTATTGTTAGTGTAACAGGTGGAGGATTTACTAGACAAAATACATTAACTCAAGCTGGAAAAGCTGTGGAATTAGCATTATCAAGCGCAACGCAATCAGTCGCAAAAGAAGCAGGGAGTTATTCCTTAGGATTAACAAGTAATGCCTCATGGAATATTACAGATAACCAAACATGGTTAAGCGTCTCGCCGACAAATGGAACAGGGAATACAATACTAACAATTACTTACGATGAAAACCCTAGTACAAGCGAGCGTGTTGCAATAATACAAGCACAAGCTCAATCAGTTGTAAGAACAAATACGCTAACACAAGCAGCGCAGAATATTAATCAACTTTTTGAACACGTTTTATTTGTGGGTTCAACTAAGGATTCAGCATGCAGCAACTCGAGCAGTCAAAGTTACTACACTGACCGATCTTCATACAGTAACTCGACGGTAATATTTTTCGACAATGAAGGAAATAACAGAGCCTTTGCCGCATTTTACCAGAAAAACGGAGTTGTTCTCGAAACTAATAGTAATGGAAATGTAATAAATTCACTAAGATGCTTATAGAATTATTGAGAATGCATAAGTTTTACGGTGTTAGCAAAACGATTGACATCGCAAAAGGTTGTAATAAAATACCCGAGAACCTAAAAGAAGCAACCGACCAAATTAAAAGAAAATGGCAAGAAAAGAAATACTAGAATTAGAAGGTAAGGTAAATTCTAAAGAGCTTGTAAAAGAGTTTGAGAAAGTAAAAGACGAAGTAAAAGAAACCACTAAGGAGGTAGATAAGCTTGGGGATAAAGGGTCTAAAGACCTTAAAAAACTAGAGAATCAAACTAAAAAAACTAGTCTAGCCACTAGGTTGGTTGCGATTGGAATAAAGGCAATAGGAGTAGCTTTTAAAGCCCTTGGTATAGGACTGGTTGTGGCTGCTATTGCAAAATTAACACAAGCATTTACGCAAAACCAAAAAGTTCTCGATGGACTTAATAACGTATTTGAGACTATTAATATTGTATTTTCACAATTCACAAAAGCAGTAATTGATATATTTGAAAATGTTAAAAAAGCAACTAATGGTTTTGAAGCATTAGGAAAAGTTGTGAATGGCATTATAACCATAGCGTTAACACCCCTAAAAAATCAATTCTTTGCAATTAAGCTAGCCGTACAACAAGCTCAGCTTGCGTGGGAAAAGTCGTTTTTTGGCAAAAAAGATCCCGAAACAATTAACGAATTAAATCAAGCAATCAAGCAAACAAGGCTTGACATTGTAGGTGTTTCAACTGATGCAGCAAATGCAGGTATTGACATCGTCACAAACTTCTCGAAGGCAATAGAAGATATTAAGAGTGCAGCAAGCATAGCAAACACAGAGCTTGGAAAAGTTAGCATAGACGCGGCAAAAGAACAAGCGAAAACGTTGGTTCAAGCTAAAAATGCTGCTGAATTATCTGTGGCGCAACAACAATTATTAATTGAGAAATTTGATAAGCAAGCAGAAATACAAAGGCAAATAAGAGATGATGAAAGGATAGGTATAACAGAGAGAATAAAGGCTAACGAGGACTTAAACAATATTCTTAAATTACAACAAGAATCTCAACTAATACAAGCAAGGGCGCAAATAACAGCCGCGCAACTGCAAGTTAATATAAATGATAATGTAGCAAATAACATAGCATTAATACAAGCACAAGCAGAAGAAGAAGGCGTATTAGCAGCAATTAAGGGCTTCCAATCAGAGCAAAGAATTAACGAAGCAAGCTTAGAGCGTGAATTATTAGAATTACAAAACAGCAGAACAGAAGCCGAATCTAAGTTATCATTCCAACAACAAAGAGCGTCGGCAACTAGATTGGAGGACGAAGAAACTAGATTAATACGATTTCAACAAATCGCAATACTAGAGAGAGATGCTGAGCTTAGGAGATTACAGGAAAGAATAGAAAATACAAAGGTTGAAACACAAGCTAGAATAGATGCAGAAAATCAATTCGCACAAGCAAAATTTGATTTAAATGAAAGCATAAAAAAGAGTGATGAAGACTTAACAGAATTTAAGAAAAAAACAGGAAAGACAGAAGAGAAGGTTGACGAGCTTACAAATGAAGCTAAGATACAAATGGCAGAAAATACCTTGGGAGCTATTGGCGCATTACTTGGAGATTCGGCAAAAGCACAAAAAGCAGTAGGTATCGCAACAGCAATAATTGACACTCTAAAAGGTATAAACGCAGGTGTTGCACTTGGTTTTCCTCAAGCAATACCAGCAGTAGCGGCAGCAGCAGCGACAGGATTCGCCACAGTAAAAAAGATTATAAGTACTAAAGTTCCAAGCGTACCAGGATCGAGCGGTGGAGGTGTAAGCGGTGGCACAAGGTCAGCTGGAGCAGTCGCACCACAAGCAATAGCACCTAGTTTTAATATCGTAGGAGACTCAGGAAGCAATCAGATAACAGATGCAATTAACACACAGGGCAATAGACCTGCTAGAGCTTATGTAGTATCTAAGGACATAACAACTCAACAATCACTAGATAGAAATACACAGGACAATTCTAGTTTAGGTTAAGATTAACTATCCGACAAGAAAAACCCTATACAGAAATGTACGGGGTTTTTTATGTTATAGCCTTGCGTGTATCTCTCTTATCTTATCTGGGTTAGGGTGGTGTTCTAGGACTCTAGCAAGGTTTAAGGGGTTTACGTAGCGATTGCCTTTAGTTACGTTTTCATTTCCTGTTAGAAGTTGAAAGTTAGAATAGTGGTTTAGTAAAAGTGTTTCATGTTCTGTTTCTGCTAATGAAATAGGTACAACATGATCTAAGTGTAATTCTCCTATGCCGTAGGTATAACCATTGCTTGCTAATCCATTTAGCCATTTAATAAAAAAATTATATTCACATTTTAAAATATTACTTGTTTTAGTATTTTTGCTGTAGCCTTTTATTCTTAGAGAATTATTTATGTTAGATGAAATATTACATCTTAATTTAAATAAAAAGTCTGTTTTTTTTCTATTTCTTGTACGCTCATTAATCTTTTCTTTGTTTTTTATACGCCATACTTTAAATATATTAGATTGATGTTCTTTGTTTTTTTCTCTATATAGCTTTTTTTTATGTTTTCTTTTTTCTTTGTATAAATCCATTTTATCTTTGTTTTTTATAACATATTTAATAGCACAACTTTTACAGCTGCTATGTTTTCCGCTTTTTGTATTTTTGGCACCAGTAAATTTATCTAAATTCTTAACAACTTTACACTTAGTACATTTCTTTTGATTAGTTGAAACAAATGAAAAAATGGGATTAAAACTGTAAAGAATCATATTAAAACAAAGTGGATTTTTAGATCTTTTAATTTCGTTATACCTGTTTTTACAACTTTTACAACGACTATCTTTACCGTCTCTTCTATTTTTATTATTAGGAAACTCATCTAAACTCTTTACCTGTTCACACTTAGTACATTTTTTTTCCATAGTTTCTAGTTTATTTATAATCTTGAATATATCTCTTTTATTTTATTAGGTTCTGGGTGGTGTTCTAATACTCTTTTTAAGTTAATAGGGTTTACTCTTCTGTTGTTTTTACTTAAGTTATCAAAAGCGCTTAGTAGCTGATAGTTAGAGTAATGGCAAAGTAAAAGAGCTTCATCTTCTGTCTTTGCTAAGGATATAGGAATGACATGGTCTAAATGCAAATTGCCAATGCCATAGGTATGACCATTTCCTGCAATACCATTAAGCCATTTTAGGAAAAAATCGTATTCACATTTTAAAATATTGTATGTTTTAGTGTTTTTACCATAACCTTGTCTTTTTAATGCGTTAAAAATATTACTTTTTGTGTAGCATCTTAATTTAAACATAGGATTTGTTTTTTTTCTTTCTTTTTCATATTCTTTATTATTTTCTTTCCATTTTTTAAATGATTTTTTAATTTTCTCTTTATTATCTTCTCTATATTTTTTTGCTTTTTCAAGTATTATTTTGTTATTTTTTTTGTAAAATTTATAACTTTTTTCTTTCATAACTTCATTATTATTTTTATATAGTCTTCTTCCTTTTTGGCGTAATTTTTCTTTATTGGTTTTTCGATAATTTGCATCATATGTTCTTTGACAAATCCTACAATTATATTTTTTTCCATCTTTAGAGTTTTTTTGATTAGCAAACTCATCTAAACTCTTTAACTCTCCACACTTATTACATTTCTTTTCCATAATTATTTTAAATACAAAAATCCCCTTCGAATTGGAGCGTGCAACAACCAAAACAAAGGGGATTTTTAAATATGTCTTATAGGTTTGCACGCCTTTAGATTGCTAATATACGAAACCTATATGTTAAAAACAGTAACAAAAGCATAAAGTTTTAAGTATATTAAATATGGAGTTAAGAGAAATGTTTGTTGACGAGAATAATATAAAGCTAGGGGTTAACGCTGTTAGCGTAGTAGAAGACCCAGCGATTGAAAGCAACTTCATCACACTTAAAGAAGACAACAAAATAGAATTAGCAGAAGTAAGCAAAGAAAGACGGATCCTATTAGGAGCTGCATTAATTCCAAACAAGCCTATACTTAGAATAGAAGACGGAAAGGAATACTACATATTTTTCTCTAAAGAAACTATTGCAAAGGTTGCCCTAATGTTTGCAAAGAATAAGTATAGCGATCAAGTCACAGAAGAACACGAGAAACCAGTCAAAGGCATGACCATATTTGAATCTTGGTTAACTGAAGACAAGGAGAAAGACAAGTCTGCATTCTATGGACTAGACGTTCCAGTAGGTACATGGTGTATTTCTATGAAAGCCGACAACGATGATATCTACAATCTAGCAAAACAAGGAAAGATAAAAGGCTTTAGTATTGAAGGTTATTTTTCTGACAAGGTGGAAAAAAAAGAACTAAGAAAAGAAGATGAAGAGATTAAAATATTAAGAAAAATAATGGAGCTTTTATAAATGGATAATACAGATAACAAAACACCCAGTAGAACAAGCCCAAAACATAGTAAGAGAGGTTGTCTTTGCGAAGATGATACTTATAGGTCTGATTGCTGCGACGGTAGTCTAAAAGCACAGGGGATAGGAGCAACGATAGGGCAAAATAGTCTTAGCGTTGTTATAGATGGTGAAAAAAGAATTAAAACATCAAATAGAGGATAAAAATGAGTGAAACAAAAGAAACGCTTTTGGAAAAAATTGCACGCAAAGTAAGTATAATACTTACAAGCGAAGAATCCAAAAAAGAAGTAAAGCTAGAAAAGGCTAAACTTAAAGATGGCACAATAGTAGAAATCGAAGGCGATTCTATTTTTGTGTTAACAGGCAATGAAGAAGGTGCTGAGAGGTTACCTGCACCCGTAGCAAACCACGAACTGGAAAACGGTGACATTGTAGTCGTGGAAGAAGAGGGCGTCATCAAAGAAGTCATTAAGGCTGATGCAGCTCCTGAAGAAGAACTTAAAGACGAGAAGAAAATGGAGTTCGCAAGCAAAGAGGATATGCAAAACCTTAAGAAGGAAATGGACGAGTTACGAAAAATGGTAGAAGGCAAAAAAGAAGAAATGTCTAAAGAAGATTTGGCAGAAGCAGAAAAAGCAGAGCTAGCCAAACAGGAATTAGCCAAACAAGAGCCACCAAAAAAAGTAACACATACTCCAGAAAGAGAAGTAAGAAAAAACATCAACGTACATGCAAAGAGACAAGGTACAAGTACCAAGGGTTCTGTGTATAACAAATTATTTTCATAAACAAATTAAATAACCAAACAAATGGCAACAACAACAAATATTACAACTAGTTACGCAGGTGAGGGCGCAATGCCTTACATTGCAGCAGCTTTGTTTTCATCTCCTACACTAGAGCAAGGAGGTGTAGATATTATACCGAATATTAAGTTCAAGAAAACCTTAAGACCTGCAAGCATTGGAGATATTATAGCAGATGCTACTTGTGATTTCACAGCATCATCTAGTGTAACTCTACTTGAAAGAGTCTTAGAGCCTAAGGAATTACAAGTTAATCAGCAATTTTGTAAGGCTGATTTTACCGATACTTGGGACGCGGTTGAAATGGGGTTTTCTGCTTTTGATGTTATTCCAAAATCTTTTTCAGATTTCATTATAGCTGAGTATGTAGCTCAAGTTGCAGAATCTAACGAAACTAGCATTTGGAGAGGTGTAGCATCTAACGAAGGAGAGTATGACGGTTTCACCACTATTGTTGCAGCCGATGCAGACCTTCCAACAGCGCAAGAAATTGCAGGTGAAACTATAACAGCCCTAAATGTAATTGACGAACTTGGAAAAGTAGTAGATGCAATTCCAAACAGATTGTACGGTAAGGAAGACATGAGAATCTATGTAGCAACAAACGTTTATAAGGCTTACACAAGAGCTTTAGGTGGATTTGGTGCTAACGGATTAGGGGCAAATGGTGTAAACGCTCAAGGAAATAACCAAACTTTAGGAGCTTTAGAATTCGACGGAGTTAAACTATTCATGACTTACGGTCTAGCTGCAAATACAATGTTTGCAAGCAGAATTTCAAATCTTAAGTTTGGAACTGGATTACTTTCAGATCATTCAGAAGTTAGATTAATTGATACCTCAGAAACTCTTGGAGACAAGAACGTTAGATTTGTTATGAGATTTACAGCTGCTGTTCAATACACATTTGCAAAGGACATCGTAACATACGGAATCACTAACAACGCAAACTAATCTAAGGGGTGTTAATAGCACCCTTTTTAACACTTAATCATATGGCATGCGATGCAACAAAAGGTAGACTAGATACGCCTTGTAAGACTAGTGTCGGTGGAATTAAGGCATTTTATTTTGCTAATTATAATCCACTAATATTTAAAACTTTCACTACAGCTGCAGGAGTTATTGACAAGCTGTTAGTACCCGACCCTTCAACCCCTATTGCGTTATTCAAGTACGAACTAAGGAGTTCAGGGCACAGTCTAGAGGATGCTAACGAGAACTCAGAGGAGACAGGCACATCATTTTTTACCTCTACTTTTACAGCAATTCTTAAGCAGATTAGCGGTGTAAGCAGAACAGAACTACAACTTGTTAGTTTTGGCAGACCTCACGTAATTGTAGAAGATTATAACGGTAATTTCTTGCTTGTTGGTATTGAGAATGGTTGTACTGTATCTGTTAATCAAGTGACAGGATCAGCACCAGGTGAATTATCTGGTTACAATCTTACAATTACAGCGACAGAACGTGAAATGTCTTACTTTGTAGACCCTACAATTATAGGCGATGACACACAGACATCAATTACGGTGGGAACTTAGTAATAAACTAAGCAAAAATTAAAGCTTATCTACACAGATAGGCTTTTTTTTGTTAAGAATGTTACAAACAATAGTGTTAAAACGTATATTAAGTATGAAGGTCACAGAAAGCACCACAGTTTTAAGCATTTTTACCCAAAATGTAAGCGGTTTATACGATATTAAGGTGACAAATGAGACCTCAAAGGCGCAAACTTACAGTAAAACCAAGGCTTTAACAGTAGAAAAATACTACTTTCAAATAACAGATGTAGACGGTTTTAATTTCACAAACGAAAACACGTATATTATAGAGGTTTTTGTGCAAAATACAGCTGATTTAGTTTACAGAAACACCGCATATTGTACTGATTCTAGCTCATATAATACAGAAAAACGGATTAATTCCGACAATCAATATATAACTTTATGACAAATAAAGAAAATTTTAAGGTAGTAAGTCTTTCTGCTTATACAAGCCCCACAATTACCGAAGTAAAAAACGAGAATATTGTTGAATACGGGTCGGATAATGACTATTTTAATTACTTAATTAAGCGAATTACTGGAAGCCCTACAAATGGCGCTATAATTAAGGGTATATCTAACTTAATATACGGTAAGGGAATAGAAGCGACAAATTCGGAGGGTAGAATGACAGACTATCTTAAGATCAAAAAATACTTTAGACCTAACGATCTTCGTAAAATTATATATGACCGTAAGGCTTTAGGAATGGCAGCCATACAAGTACTTTATAAGGATGGCGAAGTAGTAGGAACAGAACATTTTCCGATGCAGACCTTACGACCAGAAAAAAAAGACGATAAAGGTAAAATTAACAACTGGTTATATTTCAATAATTGGAAAGACAAAAAGAAATCAGATAAAGCAACAGCTATTGCAGCTTATGGTTGCGGTTCTGGAAAAGAATCAGAGATATATATTTGGCAAGGTTATGTTTCTGGATTTGAATACTTTGTTCCACCTGAATACATCGCAAGCTTGCCTTATGCAGTACTAGAAGAAGAAATTG